GGGCCAATCGCGGCATCAGCTTCATCATCATGCATACGGATATTTGGGTTTAAGCCTGACATTGTATTCCCTCAAAGGTAATGGCTGCGCCCACATTAGCAGACGCAGCCAAGAATAGCAACGCACCCCGCTTCGAGACTGGATTTTGATCATGGTCCGCTTGACCATAAGCTGGTACTTGATACCGTTGATTTTGTCAGTGTCACCGCGCCATCTGGCGTCAGCAATATTTTCAAGAAGTTTGTCTGTGTCTGACCGCAGACCGACGACGATTTTGTTCCTGTCAATCTGATCTGCGGGCATGTCACCCAGAATTGACAGCGCAACCCGCTTGATCTGCTGGTTGGTGCTGGTCACTCGTAAATGCCATTCTCAATCACGCGACGCAGGGTTGTCACAAATGGCGTGTCGGTCTTTTTGGCAAGATCGTCCAAAAGCTTAAACACGTCCTCGCTGACCCTGCACGACACGAGCCTGCTATCACCAGAACTGATTGGGTTTGTGGGTTTGTATTTCTTCATTCTAACACCGCCTCCACGGGTTCGTTGGCTTGGTTCTTCACCGCCCGCGTAATGGTTCCCTTGGTGCCGTCAGCGTAGTGGATGATGACGCTTGGGTTTTCCCAACCGTAATCGTCGGCATATTCTTGCAGGTGTTCGACCAGCGTTTGGTCTTCGCAATCCAACTCTTGGCCCTCATACCAACGGTCGCCGCAGCAACGGCAGTCACGGCCCTCGTCAACGCCATCATAATAAACGCCAATTCCAAGTGCGTAAATTTCTGCCTGCTCATAGTCGTCCGATTCAATGACTACCCGCCAAGTCAGGTCGTCATCGACAACAAAGTGACCGCCAGAATTGTTCTGGTTCCACATAAAAAAAGCCATAGTTCATACCTCATGTTAATGGTTGAAGCTCATAGTTATCAGACTGGTGTAATCCAGTCAACATTATCCTCAAACTCTTCGACAAAGCGGCGGATGCCCTCCATCGCCATGGATGTCTCGTCCTCGCCCTCAATGACGTAGGTGCGGGTCACCCCGCTGTGATCTCCCGCGCCCACCACCGTCACCGTGTCGCCGTCAATTGTAGCGTTGCACAGAATCCGACTCATCGGCTTCCTCCCTCTTTGCTTCAATCATATGAACACCCGCCTCCTGAAACATCCCGATGACATCAAGGATTGTGTCCGCCTCATGGCCCTCAACTGAAAAACTAAGTGTTACTATGGCCAGCCCGACGGTTGCGGCTTCAACGATGTCAGAAGTCTCAAAGTTTCCATTTAAGCCCTCCGCCATAATGAAGTCCGCAATGTTAGAGGCAAGCAGTCTCATGGCGTCGGTCATTTTAGCTTCCTCATTGTCTGATCAAACAGTTCGGCCACCGCATCGACCAAGCTGGTCTTAAGATTGGCAAGGTCCGCACCATCCTTCTTCAAGGCAAAAGCCATGATGACGGTGGAAACAAGCATTGCGTTCATCATTTCATTGTCCGTTAGGTTGTTTTCCTCGCCATACTTAAGCGCCATAGTCCCCATGGACTCGGCCATATCGGTTATTTTATTGATGTCGTCCATAATATCTCCATCATACATTGTAGAGCGGCACGTCCCCGTTCCCGTGGAAATTCTTGCTGCCCTCGATTTCAGCCATTCGTTCTGCGGCTCGTGTAAGCATACCCACATCCCGCAAGTGTTTCAAGGCCATACTCACGGTATCCACAAGATCGTCATGCTTTCCGCGAGGGAAGGATGATGTCTGCCTGATAACCATCTCGGCCCAGTCTTTATCGGGTGCGAAGACCATGCCCTCGCTAAATATGTGCTGCACCGAATACAGGCGTGCCACCTTGTCGAGGGTCTTGGGGTCATACATCTGGACGCTGAAATCCTCATTGCCAAACAGACGCCGCATCTCCTGCGCCACCGAATGTCCCGCCGCCTTGTTCTCAATCAGCAGCACATCGACCTTCATGCGCTTGCATATGTCGGCCACCTTTTCGGTCAGGTCATGCACCTCAAGCTTGCCCTGCCACGCGTACATCAGCATGGCCTTCGGAACGGGTCCGAGCGACGACGACTGAAAGCTGCGGGTGATGTCCATCTGCCGCCCGTATCGGTCCACCGATCTGGTGGCCGCCGAATCAGAACTGCCGCCGAAGACGCCCCAGATTGTCAGCGCCGACGGGTCGTTTTCGGCTTTTAAGGTGTAGGCGGTGTCCAGCGATGCCACGATGTATTCGATGGGCGGATACTCTGGCCGATCCCACAGTTGCCACCAGGCGTCCTGCACGATCCCGCCGCCCCGTGGCTCTGGTGATTGCGCATACTGGCCTGCCGTTGCATACGGCCCCATCGCAGCCTCGTCGCGCTCCACCACATGCATGGGGAAGCGGTCAGGGAACAACAACTCGCCATCGTCTTCGCGGGGGTCTTCATATCCCAGCATCGTCGGCTGCGCCCGCAGCGGGTCGTACCGCATCGGCAGCATGATGTGGTCATACCCCATGCCACCCGCGTCTAAGATGACGCCAGACACGTCCAGTTCGTGCAGTCGCTGCATCACCACCACGATGGCGGACTTGTCGGGGTTGTTGAGGCGCGAGGTCACGGCTTCCTTGAACAACTGCGTGACGGACTGACGCTTGGCGTCCGAGTTTGCGTCGTCCACCGAGTGCGGATCGTCGATGATCACGCGGTCGCCACGGTAGCCCGTGATGCCCGTGAACGCGCACGCCTGCCGCGATCCTGTGGCGGTTGTCTCAAACTTGCCCTTGGCGTTCTGATCACCCACCAGCTTGACGCGGTCGCCCCAGTGTCCCTGATACCATTCGTCGCTGACCAATCGACGCATCCGCAGGCTGTCACGCAGCGCGAGTTCAAGGCTGTGCGAGGCGCAGACGTACCGCATCGACGGCATGTTCTTCGGCCCCCACTCCCACGCGGGCCAGAACACACCCACCAGCAGCGACTTCATGGTGCCTGGCGGCACGTTGGTCAGCAGGCGGTTGTAATACGTGCCATCGTCCAAGATCAAGCCACTGGTGATAGCCTCAAGGTGCGCGCAGATGAAGTCGATGTGCCAGCCGTGGACATATTGCTGCTCAGGCTCAATGACATGCCACGCGGCCTTCACAAACGCGGCCAGTGATATCTCACAGCGCCTCTTCTCGATCACCTTGCGCTGCGCCACGGCGTCGATGGCAAACGGAAGCTTAATTACTGACATCAAGAATTTTTTCCAACGTCTCCAGTTCCTCAAGGGACAGATTGGACACGTCGATGGTGTTCTGCACCTTGATGGGCGCATCCTCAACGCCGCCGAGGAATGTCTTGTCGCCGTATTTCTTGGGATTCATGCGGCCTAGCGCCCACTTGCGCGAGTCAACGCGAAGCTTGCTGCGCTGGACATGCTCAGCATTCAGCACCACCGATGTCGGGTCTTCCGAGTTGCGCAGCATGAAATCATTGCTGCCGTCGTCGGAAATGTCCATGATTTCTTCGAACATCGCGTCGGCCCGCATCTGGATGGCGCGCGCATATTGTGCCGACCGTTCAGGGTTTTCGTTCAAAATCTTCATCAGCGTGCTAATAGCTGGCATGTGATCATCTTTGCAAATAGTGCGGACGCTCTCGCCATCCACCATTCGCTCACACAGTTCGTCGAACAATTTATCGGTCATATTAAACTTCATCGCCGCCACCTCATTTATGGGATGGCGGCAATATAGCATGTGCAGGCAGTTCAGTCCAGTTGAGGGAATATCACCAAGGGCATTCTTCCCGTGCGCCCCATGCTTCCGACTGACGCTCTAACATCTGCATATGCGCGATGCTGCCGTCCTCGTCGTAAATTTCGCCTTCGCTCTCGTAATAATCTGCGCGATCTACTTCCTCTTCAAGCGCCGCCAAGACATCGGCAACCGTATCGGCTGCAACGGTTTGCTTGACGCCCAAATAACGTATCGTTCCCATCGGACCCTCTGCTGGAAAAGATGTGATGCAGCCGATGTCAACACCATTGCATAGGACGTTGTATATTGGGGTAAATGGCGCGACTTGCTGAGTGGTCAGGCGATTTGTCATTTTAATTCTCCATCTGAGCGAGGCTCAGTGCCTCTGGAACAATCTATATCAACTCACATCGGTGGATGCAAGAAGAAAATGCGCGGCCTCGGTGGGGAGTTACGTCACCTTGCCGCGCTGATGTGGATTGCACCCCTACTAAGGCGCGGCTCTCACACCTTACCGCCAGCATTTACCCGCTGGTCAGGGCAACCGAGCGGCGCAGCTTGGTCTTCATCTTCTGCGCCACATTAAACGGGACGGCCATACGCCCCATTTCATAATTCATCACCGAGTGTACGTGCATGCCAAGGGCAAACGACAGGTCGCTGCGCGTAAGCTGCATTTTCTTACGCGTCTCCTTAAAATCTTCCTTGGTCATGTATGGCTCAATCACGCCGCTGCGCTGCAGGGACGCCCGTGCGATGTCTTCGCCCAACTCGGTCAGGAAGTACACACGCTGCATTGGGTCGGCCTGCGGCCCGATTGGCTTGGCCACGCCCTTGCGGCACATCAGAGCCAGTGAGAGAGTTGCTGACCGTGGCGCGAGGCCCAGTCGGCGGCTCAACTCTCCCGCCGTCCACATCACAAATTCTTTCCGTGATTTGTGCCAGAATGCGTTCATCATAAAACGCATATCGTAATCCAGTGACTGCGTGAGGTTTGCCGCCTTGATATCCTCGGCCCAGCTTTCGCGCAAAGCATCCTCACTCCAGCTATCAAAAATATCGCTCATGTTCATTCTCCTTTAGGTCTGCTGATTTTGGTTTGCTTGACGCCCTCGCGCTCATTATGCTCCTTGATGGTGGCTTTGACGGTGACAGTCTGCTTGTCTTGGCCGAGGACGTTGGTCCCCTTGTAAATTACGACGTTGCCATCGGCGTCGTTCATAATGTGCAGGTATGACGCACCATACACACCATCAATCACGATTACCTTGCGGATCGTGACGGTAAACATCTGGCGCGCACCCACGGTGCCAATCCAGTTGGACGTGGCAGCCTCCTCTGCGCGCTTGGCGGCATAGCCTGCCACACGCTCTTCGGAACGCTTGATCATTGCCAGTGCGGCGTTGTGCTGGCCATCGGTCAACCCGCCCCACACATTTACGCTGTCTTTCAGGGTGCTGTAGAACGTGCCGTAGGATGCCTTGATCACTGGGTGCGCGCCAGCAAGGCTGCCATCCTCACGGTACGTTGGCTCAAACTCGCCCATCTCGAACAGGAAGTCATTGATGCGCTTTGCGCCAGTCAGCGCCATCCAGTTTCTGTTGCGGGTCTTGGCCGCGTTCAGCTTAATGTTGCGCGCAATCGCGTTGTCATAGGCGACTTCGTTCTCGATGAAATTTCCACGGTTCGACATGATATTCTCCAATGTTGAGCGGGGCGCAATGCCCCATGGAAACTAAGTAACATGACCCATCGGGAGCCGCAACAACTATTTTCAAGGATACGGCATTCTCTCGTATTTTATCGCCCGCTCGGCCTTGGCGCGGAACCCACGTGACCCGATGATCTTGATGTACCGATGCTTGCGTGGCCGTGGCGCGAGATAGAAATCATCGCCGTACTTGTCACGCATTGCCTGCGCCCGATTTGGCACGCCACGGAACTCGTCAGCGATGGTAATACCATGCAGATGTTCCATGCCACGGACGGCCCAGTTGGTGCGCTTGGCAGACAGGCCGTGGTAGGTGAAGCTGCACGCCTGATACACCACGCCACGGTGGCCCTGCTCGGTGTCAGCAAACGAGATCACGATGTGGTTGCCCCCGATCATCCGCAGGCTGGCCGACACCAGCATAGACGCATCGTTCTTGATGTTTTGATCCAGCACCAGTCTGTTCAATTCCAACACAGACCCCGCAAAATCGGCACCAGCGATGCCATTGCGCAGTGGGCTGGAAGCTGGGGTGCCATAGGTCACACAGCCCACCAGTGCGCCGTCTCTGAACAGCCCGAAGGCATAACTGATCGAGGGCCAGCGGTGGGCGTAATGCACTCCCACCACCAGCCTCTCGCACTCCGCCCGCGTGATCCGCTTGACTGTCAAAACGGTACATCCCCATCGGCATACCAGATACCACACATGTTGGGCGCTGGGGAAGGCTGGGCCGCTGTCTCCAGCAGCCCAATCCACCGCATGAACATCACCAGTTCGGGGGGCATCAAAAGTCCTCCAAATGAAGAGTAATAACCCCACCCACTGAATCAATCCGCACCACGCCGATGCGGTTGTCAGTCGCGCTTTCATCTGCAGCCTTACGGCTTGGATGTTTGCGCATGACCAACTTAGCGGGATCATCATCTTGGTATACGTTGCACCAAACTTTGACTGTCTGCTCAATACCACGGTACACCAAGCCGAATTTGTTTGGCTTTGTCTCCTGCGGCTGCCACACGCCGTTCTCGGTCAGCACTATCCAGCCGTGGGGCCACTCCAGAAGAGTGGCGCGCTCACGTTCCAAAAGCAACTCAAGTGGTCTGTTGTTTTTTGTGGGTCGAAAAACCATCTTACTCACTCCCAATTAAAAGTTGTAATCGTAATACCGACGTGGCTCGTCGGACACCACGTAGCGGTCGCCGTTGCGGTCATACCACTTGCCATCCTTGCGCTGTCGGATGCGGATCACAAGGCCGTCAGCGTTCGGGGTGATTTCCCACCGCTGATCCTCGCCATTGGCCACGTTGCCCAAAAACCCACCGCCGAAGAATTTCTTCTCCCACTCCAGTTCGACCGCCGCCATTTCGCGCACTTCAAGCAATTTGTCATTCACCACGCGGATCACCTCGTGGGGGTGGATGTCGGACCAGCCGATCATGTTTGCGTATTTTTTCATGTTTTATCTCCAGTTTGTGTTTCCGATGTGACCTCAATAACATCAACAACAGGCATTGCAAGCAAAAAGTGGATAGTGCCTTTATAGTGTAGTGGTCACTAAGCACTTTTTGATACCTAAGTCATTGATAAATATAAGAAATATAGATAGTATATAGTGTATATAGTATATAGTATATATATATATATATTTCTCTTCTTCTTCCTTTTTCTTTATATAGGGGGGGGTACCTCCCTATCTATGTATCTGTGTATATGTGTATACTATACACTATCCACTCTAACTACTA